GTTTAGAGCCGTTGGTACAAATACCCATTTTTAGGCCCTTATTATAAGCATATTCAATAATCTCATCTAAATTTGGATGTAATGTTGGTTCGCCTCCGCCTGTAAATTCCATACCTGTGACACCTAAAGCATGAAACTGGTCAATAGCTGATTTCATCTGTTCAACAGTTAGCATTTCTTTCATAGCACGATTGGCAAAACAACAGAATGAACATGTTAAATTACATGGGTTGCAAGGTGACATATGAAACATCACCGGTTTTGGTCGTTTACCTTCTTGTAAATCAATCAAGCGATCCATATGCTTAAGTAATTTTGTGTGATTGCTTGAGTAACTACGACCTCTAATTTGATTATCAACCACAAATTCTTTTTTTGGTTTAATAATCTTACTTATATTAATAACATCCATCTTTTAACCTTTCATTGTAAATTCATATACTACTTCGTGTCGTTGGTCACCTGTCCAATCAATGTCTGTATTATCAGGCTCACCATACTTATCTTGCATAAACTTAGGATAAACTTTATTTACTATTTCTTCCATTTCAAGAAATGCTTTGTGTTTATCATAATTACTTGGTCTATCTGGATGATACATAGAAACTTCGTGTATTACTCCTGCCTTTTCACGGCAAATTGATGTGAATATCATATCAAATCCCCAGCCACTATAAACTTTATGGTATTCCCAAAAATCTAATAAAATAGGAATCATTGAAGTATGAAAGAATGGTGCCATGCCTTCAATGAAATTGGTTTTACTAAAAACCCAATCTTTATTTTGGTGTAAAACTGAATGTGATGAAGCTGAACCAGCTAATGTTGATAGTTGAAACATTTTCATATCGTGTTTTTCAGCTAATTCTAAACCACGGTTGACACTTTTTATATCCGTGACTAAATCATCGTCCCAAAATCCAATATAATTGTAATCTCGCCAATCGAATGTATCTAGGAAATGTTTTGCTAAATCCCATTTGAAACCCACATCTTTAATTAAATAATCATAGGTGTCAGGTTCAATATCAAAGTCTTTATATTGATAAGCAATAACTTCATAATCTCTATTTGATTTAGTATATCGCCAATGATTGTTTTTATCATATGTTTCATGGAATGATAATTCTTGGCCTACAGGTACAAAGATAATGTTACGCATATTTTTCCTCAATCAATTGTTTCCATTCAGGTACTCTATCATATTGATGAACTAAGGAGAACACCTGTTCGTTGCTAGTGCAAACCAGGTTATCTACTAAAATTGGTGTTTTTTCTACCACTTTATCACCATATTTATTTTGTATTTGTGGACCTGTGGTGCCTAATTGAGCGGCATATCCATCTTCACTCATGGCAAAATTGGTGATTGATTTATATGGCTCTAATTGTAATAAAATATTCAATGCAGCTTGGTCTGGTCCACCACCACCTTCAGTAAATGGATTTGAACCATTGCACAATAGATAGATGTTTAGAAAAACATCAAGCATGGTATCAAAATCACCAGAGATTGTACCAGCGTTATAGATTAGATTATCACGATTATGCTCGTGAATTAATGGACCAAAAGATTTAAGTAAATTGTTGTCGCCCCAATTTTCATCTTTATAACGAATTGATTCACAGGCAACATTAATCTTTTTGCCGTCTTTGATAACTCGTTCTAAAAATAGGGATGGATTTGTTTGAAAAATTACATCTTTCACATCGGTTGTAATGATGTTACGATATTGACCTTTAAAACCTTTTAAAAAATACCAGAGATGGTAGAATCGTTCAACAACGATGGAGAAATTATCTTTGTATTCAAATCGTTTAGCTTCATCATTTTTCTTAAATGCAAAAATAGTGTAGCCACGCTTGACTAGCTCTTCAGTTGTTTCATAATCAACATTGTAACAAATCATGGCCTTAGTGCCAGTAAATCCACAAGTATCTAATGAATTAACCCAAGGTTTGATTTTCTCAAAATCATAACCTGTAATACAACCAATCACCATGTCTTTCATAATAACTCCAATAATATATTTTATTTAGTCTTGCGGTATTGCTTAAATCCTATAATTTTAGATTGACCGGGCGTATCTTTTTGATATGATTTTCTTAATGTGTCTGTGCCATCTTGGCCACCACCAGATTTAGGAAGAATATCAGGCTTATTATTTACAGCCTCACTCATGCCACTCTTAAAAAATTGTATTCTTCTTTCGTGTTTAGCAACCCATTCGTCAGATGGTTTGCCTTCGCCTTTATAATAAGCCAAAGGTCTTTGTGTATTTTTTGATACCAGTGCCCAGCGACCATTGACTTGTTTTAACATTACTTGACTGTCCTTATTGAACCATCTTCTTTAACAAAAAATGCTTCAAATTTAATTTCTTTAAACTCTTTTTGTAAATGTAAAAACATCTTTAGGTTTTCAGTTGAATCATCAAATAACCTTGCTCTTGAAAACTGTTTGGTATTTAGATAGTTTCGGATAATGACCATTTTTGAGATAGCTGTGTTACGAATATCTTTAATCTTACCAGCTCTCTCAACACGAACTTTATCAATGTCAAAACCATATTTACGAAATGTGTCTAAAAACTTTTCACGGTCATCAAAATCATCTCGTGCCGTCACAATGATAACACGACTTAATTCTGAATTGAGTGTATTCTTTAGAATCGCTTTGGCCTTTGCCATCATGCCTTTGATAGGTTTAGATTCATTGTAGAACTTCTCTGCATCACGAAATTCTGTGAAATCAAATTCTTCACCATCTTTTAAATCATAGGTATTGTATGAGTGTGGTGCAAGTTTTTTAACAATCTTGTTGCCTTTTTTAACTGTGACACGAGCTGTTGTTTTAAACAAAGTGTCATCAATATCAAATATGGTTAAACCACCATCTTTGAATTCTTCAGTAAGAAAGTTGCGAAATGATTTCATCTTAATCTCTGGTAAGGTTCAATATCTTTTGAACTTGTGCTTCTAAAACTGGTTTACGATTAGGCCACTTAATGATTGGTTGGTCAGCCGTTTTAATTAACTTCATTAGAAAAGGAACAACAATCTTTTCCACTTCTGTTAAGCGAGCTTTATATTCATCAATCGTATCAGCCTTTTCAGCAATAACGGCATTATATTCTTCTTCATCAGTTGCTGTGAAACCAAAATCATTTTCGCCATATTCGGCCATGATAGCCGTGAGGTCATATTTTTTATCTTCTGCCATCTATTTGCTCCACGCCTTGGCGGCATTAAAATTAGCTTGTGAGAATTCTAATCGGTCAACCAATTTAACTGCGTTGCCTTGTAATTTGTCCACTGCCACAAATCCTTCAGCGTTTGTAATTTTAAATCCTGTATCGGTTCGTAAGAATGTTCCTGTAACTTGTTGAATCTGTTGTAATTTTTTGATAATCATGGATTTGGACTCTACTAAACCATTTTGAATATCAAATATCTTTTTTAATTCTGTTGCATTGTTACGATAGAACCGCATTAATTCTGATTTCTCGGCTATTCTTTTTTGTTTAGTTTTATCTAGTTTAGCAGAAAGTATTTCTTTATTTAATTTATCTTCAATAGCACGAGTTAATTCGCGAACATGTTTAAATGTATCGCCAATAACTTGACCTGCACGGACTTTAGAATTGTTAAATGTTTTAATTTGTATTTTAATGGTTTCTGTTGTTGCTATTCTATTTAGCACCACAGGATTAATTCCTCTGAATAGATTGCCTATATCAGATAGAATATTTGTAATTTGTTTTGTTTCTTGTTCAGTAAATGTAGCCGTGCCTGAGGCATCTACAAAAGAGGCATCACGAAACCAAACATCTTTGGTTGTGGTTAAATTATTAATGTCAATATTAAAAGATGCCTTCATATCTTCTAATTTTTTACCCGTATATGATGTGTGAAATACCACGCCAATTTGTGCAGCTCTCATCATCTGTGATAATTTAGAATCAACAGGAACAGCATATACAATTGTATTGGGTTGAAATGTAACATAATTATCACCATCAATGGTATCATCTTTCAAATCACCTTTAGTGAACATCATGTCGCCTTGTAAAACACCTTTGATACCAAGTTTTGGTAAATATCTTAATGCAACTTTAAGTTTCTTATTAAGACCTTCAGCTGGATGATTGTTGTCAATATCTTTATCTGTATAATTTAATTTAGCATTCTTCGCAAAAACACCTTTGGTGCCTACAAAGAATTTACCATTCTCTGGATTAATACCACAAAATACCGCAGGTGCGCCATCCCATTTTGTAGTCACATTGACTTTAGATTCAGCATGGCCTGCCAACATATCTCGTAGTGAACGGAGAAAATTAATTGAATCTCGTGTGCCAGCTACACCACGATTTAATACCTCATCTTCGATATGCTCGAGATGGACATTTTTGTTTTCTTTTGATTCTTCTAGGTATTCTGTGAATTTCATTTTATGCGCTATACTTTATAAAGATACAACTATTTTTAGTTTGTGAAGAACCGTATTCGTATATCCATCTAGTTACTTCGTTAGATTTATTATTTTTCATTATGGTGTAACAATAATTC